TTTCGGTTTGGGATACGTGAAACACATACGCCCAACCGCGCCGCTTGCCGATCTCCGGCTCCTCGCCCTCTGCCGCCTCGCCCACGACCGGGATTATCACGGGCAGCTTCACCGCCTTTTCGCCCTTCCGGACGAACCGCCCGACCGCCCGCCACGCATTGAACGTCAGGACGTTAACGCGCGGCTCGATCTCCGACGCCGGGATACCCCGCTCCGCGAACGCCTGCACGCAGAGCACATCATTCGCCACAGACGTACCCTCGCGCGCCCGCCGCAGCGATTCCCGATCCAGCGCCGCCCGCTCGACTGGCGACAGCCGCCGCCTCACTGATCCCGCCATAGCCTCACCGTTTGCCTTTCCCGCGCCCCGTAGAGCACGCCAGAGGCCCGGAGGATACGCACCCCCTCCGGGCCTCGCCGCCTGCCCTAGCGCCGCCCCTCGCGGGTATTCTCGTACTCGATCTCGCGCGCCTCGCACTCGTCGCAGCGGCCCCCATCCGCGCCGCACGGCAGCGGATCACCGCACCGCACGCACGCCCCCGGCCCCGACGTTATGACGTCCTCGAAGTAATCATCCCCGGAGAAATCCGCGAGCACGCCCGCCGACGACGGAACCCAGTCGCCCGCGATATACAGCGAGTGACAGGCCCGCCCGCAGAACAGCCGGTCACAGTCGAAGCACTCCCACCCGCCGCCGACGATCCGCTTGCCGCAGCCGATCGCAGGACAGAACCGCGGAGTGGTTTCGGCCAGGTCATACCGAACCCCCGCCGCGCTCACGCCTCGCCCCGAATCAGCCCGATCGCCGGAGCCTCGCACGCGACGACGACGCGAAACTCCCGCGCCGCCCACGTTGGCCGGTCCGGTTGCTCGGGATCGAGCACCGCGACGAGATACGAACCGCAGTCCAGACACCGAAAGCCTTCCTGACCGTGCCGCGCGTCGTCGCGCCCCCCCGACCCTTTCAGCTCCTGTCGCCAGCCGTGCGGGCAGAGCTTCGCCGCCCGTTCCTTATCCCCCCGCCGCAGCGCCGACCGCGCCGCACGTAGCCGCGTAGCGTGCCAGCGCCCGGACGCTTCGAGCGCCGCCTGCTCGAAATCGGCCTCTTTCCGTTCCGACTCCAAAGCCTCAGGATCGAACCATCCACCATCCACAGCATCACCGTCGCCTTTCCCCTGCCGGTATTGGCAGACCACGGAACGCGAGCCGGGAGTTACGCCCGACTCGCGCCCCGTCCGACTGCTAACCCCGACGAGACAGCCGCCGCAGCGCCGCCTCGGCTCGATCCAGTTCCCGCAGCGCAACGCGCCGCTGGACACGCGCGAACGCCTCGCGCGCGCGCGCCGACCGCCAGCGGATCACCGCCCGCCGCAGCCGCAGCACGAGCCGCGCCTCATTGACCGCCCGCCGCGCCCTCACAGCTTCACCCGCCGAGTTATCACGACCCGCAGCGCCCCATCACGCGATGAGCCGCCCTTGTTACGCGCCGCCTGCCGCACCATCGACAGCACCGCGCGCACATCCAGCAGGACCGAGAACGAGACCGACTCGGCCCCGTCCTCGACTCGCCGCGCGCTTTGCCAGTGTGGCCCTTTCTCGACTTCGACGCGGTAGAGCGGAACCGAAGCCTCCCCGGAGTGGACCTGTTTTTCATCGGGTTTCAGCATCACAGCCCCCGATCCAGACACCGCACCACCGCGCGCGCCGCCTCGATCTGCTCGGACTTGAAGACCTCCGGAAACGCGAGCACGACGAACGCTTGCGCGCAGTCCTCCTCGTACCACGACTCGGACCCGCTCCACCGTTTCGCATACGCGCGCGCCCGAGCAGACAGCCGCCCGAGCAGCCGGTCAGGAACGAAAAACCCGCCGTGACTCGCCGTCGAAACGAACACCAGACCGTTAGTCAGCCGCGTTTCCGACTGGACGCGGCCCCACGGAGACGACCGCAGCGGAACCGCCGCCGCGCGCCTCACAGTAGCCCCGCCTCGCGGAAGGATACGCAGCCCTCGCGCCCCACCACGATATGATCCAGCAGCCGCACGCCCACGGCCTCGGACGCCGTTGACAGCCGCCGCGTGAACTCCCGATCTTCCCGGCTCGGAGTGGGATCACCCGAGGGATGGTTATGGTAGAGGATCACCGCCGCCGCCTTATTCAGCAGCGCCCGCCGCAGGATCTCGCGCGGCTCGACAACCGCGCGATCCAACGTCCCGACGTAGAGCGCCGGATCATTCCGCAGCAGCCGATTCCGGGCATTCAGGTAGAGACAGCCGGTCCGTTCTTGCGTTTCCGCATCCGGCCCGACCGTAGCCCGCAGATACTCTTTCACCAGTCGCGGATCGTTGAGCAGATCACGCCCCGCAACCGATTCCGAGGGCATCCGCCGCCCGAGCTCTACCGCCGCCTGCACCGCGCGCGCCTCGCCTGCCACGAGCCCGAGCGCCAGCAGCCCCGACCCCGTACCCTCGCACGCCGCAGCGATCGCCAAGAGCGAACCCGCCGCCGCCGCCGCCCGCGTTACCCGATCCAGACTGCCGCCCTTGCCCGAACGGCCGGCGCAAATCAGCGCCAGCAGCTCGGAATTCGAGAGCGCCGCAGCCCCGAGCCGGTACAGCCGTTCCGCCGGCTTTTCCGCATCCGGCAGATCCGCGATCTCGATCGCCCTGGACTCGAACTGACCCGCGACTCCCGCCGCCCTCACAGCAACCACCCCGCCGCCGCGCCACAGGAGCACGGCATCCCGATCCGCCCGTTGCAGTCCCCGTCATGCGCCGCGCCCGCGAGAACCGCCCGCCGCAGATCCGCCAGCCCATCCGCAGGAGCCAGCCGCCGCGCCCGTTCCCGCTCCTCGCGAATCCGACCCGCGAGCGCCGCCCACTCGGCCAGATCGAACGCCGCATCCGACGCCTCGCCCGGAGTGTCGAAATCCCCCAGATGCAAGAGCGTCCCCGCCATGCGAGGAACCGGCAGCCCGCCCTTGATCCGCGACACCGGACGCCGGTAATAGACGCCCCACCCGGACGACCTCTCGCCCGCATGGACCGCACGAACCCAACCGCGAACCTCGAACCGCCCGCCAACCTCAGAGTGGAAATCGGATCCGACTGCCTTCACCGTTTCACCGTTGCCTTTCAGCGGCCCGGAATGGACCGCCATTCCCCAAATACGCCCCTATTCGCCGCCTGTCAATAGGGAAACGGCCTCGGCTTTGTAAACCTGTCAACGCTGTAAATCGCCGCCCTGTAAAGGTGTAAAGTTATCGACAACGCCCCGCGCCGCCGACAGCGCCGACCGCCTAACCTCGCCTCGCCCCGCCAGCCTCGAACAGCCCCGCCGACCGTCAGCGGGTACGTTCCACGTGGAACGCTTGATCTAGTTTGGCGATCCGGCCCCACGTTCCGCCCGGACCCCGGATCTCGAGCTAGGCGCAAATTAGGCGGTAGTAGCGTCCGATAATGCATATAAAGTAAAGTCGCCTAATAGGTGTAAGTGGCCACTGGTCAATACGATACGCTGTACCCTGCACAATTATTGGTGTTGGTCTAGGTGAGAGTTCCGTTATCCCCTCGGTTCGACGTCCCCGGCGAGGGTGGTCTAGGGTACGCCACGGCTCTTTCCACCCACCATCCGGTTCCATCCCCCATCTTTTTTTTAAAAATCAGGTGACGCGGCGGGCTTCGGCCTCAGCGTCGTGGAGGCGATCGCGGTGGACTTCGACCCAGGCGTTTTTGAGCTGGGAGACGAGTTCCTGCAGCATCAGGCCGGCGTCGAGGCATTCGGCTACGGCGAAGTGGAGTTTCTCGAGGGCGGCGTCTTGCGAGGGTGTGAGGCGGCTCATGTTTCCTCCCGGAGGCAAAAGAGCTGCAGGGCTGCCGCGGCGGCCTGGACTAGGGCGAAGGTGATGCTGCCGAGGGTGACGGCGCCGAGGGCGAAGCCGGCGTGCATCGTGAAGCAGCCCCAGTGGAACCACCGCGGCGGGGGTCTCATGGCGTGCGCTCGATTCCGATTTCGAGCACGCGGGCCCAGCCGCGGCCGTTCGGGTGAGCGTGATCGCCGCGCGTCTTGAAGTCGCCGGAGGCTGAGGCTCGGCAGTCGAGGCACAGCCACCACTCCCGCGCCTCCGGGTGCCGCTCGACGACGGGGGTTGGGTTCTCCGGTGATCGCATCGTGCAGGCAACGCCGTTCGGCTTGTCGTCGGGTCCGGTCTGAGGGATCAGCCCCCACTCCCGCGCCTTCCAGCCGCTCGCGGGGGCGGACTGGTAACAGGTCGTGCTTGTCGTCGCGGGAAGGCTCGCGGGGGCGGGCTTCGCGGCGTCCTCGGCCCACGCCTTCTGCTGCCACGTCGCGCCCGCCGCAGCGGGCGGGGTGACGTGCCACAGCGTGCGACAATCGAGATTGGCGCAGCGGACCAGCGTGACGCCGGGAGCCGATTCGTAATCCGTGGAGCCGCAATTCGGGCACTTCTCCTCGTTCGCCGCGCTCGCGGGGGCGGGGGCACCGTCGCTCGGCCACGTCGCGCCCGCCGCAGCGGGCTCCGTGTGCCCGAGCTGTTGGTCGATCGGGGGGCGGGCCTCGAGGGCGGCGAGGCGGCGCTCGTGCTGGCTGATTTCGTCGGCGATGGTGAGGATCGCGTTGCAGGGGGCGCCGCCGCACGGGGTCTTCTGCCGACAGATGGGGCAATAGTTGCTTTGGAGGTACGACGCCCACGTCGGGATTCTTTGGTCCACGGTTCACCTTCCTCTCGTAGTAGTTGGCCTGTGGGAAACTCTGTGCTGTGGAAAACGCGCTTCTAGGAGGGCGTTGACCGAGCCCGCAGTCGCGTTTTCCACAGGTTTTCCACAGAGTTTTCCACAGGCTCTTGGTGGTAGTCCCGCCCCATCCCTCTCCTACCTCTCCCTTCCCCGCTGTGGACACGGTTGTTGCCGTGCGCGTGGTCCAGGGCGGCGCTTACCTGCTGCGCCAGGACGGGGTCAGACCGTCCGGTCCACGCCGTGCGTTCCCTGACGACGCGGTGCTACCCCGTCGCGACGTCGGCGTGGAGGAATTCGGGAATCGGGCTTGCATCGGCTATCCTGATCCTCGGCTCGGAGGGAGGGCGGCGCTTGGCCGGCTGACGCCCTCCGCGGTGGTCCCCCGGGCCGTTTCCTTTTCGTAAAACGCGCGGTAGCAGTCGGGGCAGACGCGGAAGGCCCAGCCGTCGCGGAACAGCGTCCAGAGCGGGGCGGGCGTCGGGCGGCGACGCGGGGCGAGTAGATCCAGCTCCTCGGCCGTCATTGGCTTCATCCCGAGGATGCGGACATTTCCGCAGTCGAAGCAGACGGGGGTATTGCGATCCCATCGGATCCGCTGGCGGTAGCGGACGAAGGCTCCGACGTGGGCGTCGTGCTGCTCGAGAATTTGCATCAAAGCGCTGCAGCGGAGCGTGCGCCTCCGCGCCGGAAATGTCCAGTGGGGAAAATTGGGCGTAAGATAGCGCCCAGGTGTCCATGAGTTCTCGGCTCCGGCCGATGCGAGCGGTCGGAGCCGCCTTTTTGCTCGCGGGGATCGCCGCGGCGGCGCCGACTCCGACGCCGACCCCGAGCTCTGGCACCCTCTGTCCCGAAAATACCGAGCTGATCTCCGGCGTGTGCATCGCCTCGCCGGCGATCGCGGACCCGCCTCCGGGCTACTGGCGCGCGAATCAGGCGAATCTGCCCTGCAGCGTCGTCCAGCCGAACATCACCGCGACAGATCCGATGGACGGCCGGCAAGCGTATCTCCGCTACGACGCGACGGGAACCTACGTCTCCCCGCAGCCCGACGGCAAACGCGCGGGGCAGGGCGGCGCGCAACACACCGTCCAGGTCTACCTCGGCGGGATGCTCATCGGCCTCTGCTCCGGCTCCGCGTGCGGGAATGAGAGCGGGACGCGGGAAATGTTCCCCGCGCCGTGGAGTAACCCGACGATCCCGGACTACGGGATCCCACTGTGCGAGTACTGGGCGGCCCAGGCCGCGCCCGGGACGGTGCTCGAGCCCTGCCCCAACCCGCGGACGCCGGCGCAGTACAGCGCGAAGATTTCCGGAACCTCCGAGTGGATCGCCGGCTGGCCGATTCAAGCGCCCAACCGGACGCATTGGTGCAGCCCCCCGCGGCCGACGTGGACCCCGCAGCAGCCCCCGACACCGACCCCGACGCCGGGGCCCGTGACCAACCAGTTTGACGACTGGATCTATCAGTTCTCCAAAGAGGGCTACACGGCCGGATGCGGCAACGGGAACTACTGCCCGACGCGGCCAGTGACCCGCCAGGAGATCGCGGTCTTCGGATTGATGTTCGTCCACGGCCCGACCTACATCCCTCCGAAGTGTGCAGCGGCGACGTTCAACGACGTCCCATGCTCCCCGTAGACCTCAAACCGATTCGCTGTCGAAAGCTCCCCTACCCGACCCGCGAGACCGCCGAGGAAGGCGCGCGCCACTTCTCGAAGACCTACAACCACCGCAGCGGCGTCTATCGCTGCCCGGAATGCACCTACTGGCACCTGACGACGCAGCGCCCGCGGCGCTAGGGCTGGACCGGTTTGACGAGTACTCCGATCACCACACCGGGATAGTCGAGCAGGAACTTCGCCATGAGCCGGCGTCCCTCCTGCGCGTCCTCGGTCAGCTCATTCCACTCCGCGAAGGGGCGGATCGGCAGATCGGAACGGTAGATCAGCCGCCGCTCGACGGCTTCCCGGCCGCTCTCGTGCAGCACCCGCGCGAGCAGTTCGATGTAGGCCGAGCGCTTGATGCGCCCGCGCGTCGAGTCTAGGCCGTCCACCCGAAGGCGGAGACCTTCGGGGTAATCGGGGAGCCCGCTCCGCTGGAGTACGTAACCGTGAAAGCCGTCCCGATCGCATAGATCGGAGCTTGGTTTTGGGGCAAAAAGGCGCCGCCACCAGCCGGCAGGTCGTTCAGGTCCAGGCCCGAGTTCCATGATCCCCCCTGGATATTGAAAAGGGTGTTGTTCGGGACGACACCTTGCGAGGCGGGCCATTCAAAGGTCACGAAGCAGACCACCGCGCCGATCGACGGCGCGGGATTGGCGATATCCCCGAGGCGCGCGACGAGCACCGTCGTCGTGCCGGTGGCGCCGGCGAGCAGAGAGACGGCGTCCACCGCGCCGAGCAGACAGATCGTGCGACCCTCGAGGTCAGATTTTTTGACGTTCGCCAAGCTTCCACGCCTCCGCTTCGAGTTGACTCAGGAGCATCCGCAAATAGAGTACACCCCGCGCGATTGCCGGCACCGCCGCGCCCTGCGCGTCGAGCACGCGGAAGTCCGCTTTGCCGTCCGGGCTCACCGTCACAGCGACGAAGACCTCGGTTCCCCCGCGGCGGTAGATGTCGAGAATCTCGTCGATCTTGGCGACGACCTTCGGATCGGCTCCGAACATGTGCTCGACGTTCCCGGGCGGCGGCGTCTCGGCGTCCATCAGCGAACCTTCCTGGCGCGATCTGCGCCGGCGCACGTTGCGAAGTGGGATATGTAGAGCGGCTTGGACCCGCCCTGTCCCATGTAGACGGCCTCGATGAAGCCGTTGCGATCCTTGAGCAGAAACGAGCCCTTCGGCGAGGGGTTCGGATCGACGGGCATCCGCGCCCCGCGTTCGGTCAGCGTCCAGATGACCTGTTCGGGGCAGTAGCGGCACTGGACCGTCCGCCTCGGCCGAGCCTCTGTACCGTGATCTGATCCGCCCGCTTGTACGTCCGCCATTCGGATTTCTCCACCCGCTGCAGCCCGGAGCCCTGCCCCGGATAGCGCGGCACGATCTCCCCCGCCTTCGCCGGCTCGCGGTCGAGGAGCTTCTCTAGCTCGCGGCGGAGCCGCTTCGCCCGCTTGCCGTTCACAGGATCAGCTCCCCGACGACGTGCACGCAGCCGTCCCGGATCACCGAGGCGATCACCACCGTCGGCTTGACCGATACGTCCACCGAGAGAATCGCGCCCTCGGGCATCTCGCGGAGGAACCGGCGCATCCGCCGCCGGCTCCGCCAGCCGGTGAGCCAGAACCAGAATCCCGCCCATCTTGACGTTCCGTACACGCAAGGTATACGCTACGTCTCTCATGTCCGAAGAGTCAAGCTATTCCGCGCCGGATCGCGCCCGCCCGACAGATCTCCCCGACGGCGTCCTCGACTCCGCGGAACTGTTCTTCCTGGCGATCCGCGAGAAGGCGAGCGCGGGGCTCGATCGACAGATGATCGAAGACGCGATCAAGTTCCTCGAGGAGGACTTCATCGCCAACATGAGGAAGATCGACGCGAACTGGGAGGCCAACGGGCGGCGCTACGGCATGGCCTTCTGGACCGGCGCGTATCTCGGCGCGAAAGTCTCCTGGCACCGCTACCTGATGAACCTTCGAGCGAAGACCCTCGACGCGGAGAGAGAGCTTGCCGAGACCGCGAAGCCGCCCACGATTTGAGAGCGAGGAACAGACCTTGCAGCGGCTCTGGCTCGAGATCTCGCGCGCCCGGGCAAACGCGGATTTCGCGGAGGTCGATCGGCTGCAAGCGATCTTCGATAAGAACGAGGCAGCGTTGAAAGCCCTGAAAAAGGGCAAGAGGAGCTAGGTATGGGTACGATGCACGCGGAGTTTCGGTGCCCCTGTGGGGCGGAACACGGCAACATGACGGATCACCCTGCCGGCCCGACCGAGAAGCTCTGTCCGGCCCACGTCGGCGGAAGCGGCTATCGCGGGATCGTCAAGGCCGACGGCACGACGGAAGGAGCCCCGCCGCCGGAGTACGCGAAGGGCCACGAGGCGCCGGAGCTCTACCGGGATTTCGTCTCCCAGGAGGCCGCGAAGGCTGCGGCGACGCCGGCTCTCGGCGACAACGGCAACACGCCGGCCGCGGAGGACACCGCCGCCGAGGAGGCCGCGAGCGAGGCCGTGACCGAGGAAAGCGGCGTCGATCCCGATCGCGTCCACGTGTCCCGCAAGCGCGGCAGCGATCAGCCGCCCAAGAAGAAGTAAGCGCCGTGGCCGTCGAACGCACCGTCTCCTACGCGATTCTGCAGGGCAATACGCCACCCGAGCTGCAGCAACGCGTGATCGGGCTGTGCCAGCAGGGATTCCTGCCGACCGGGGGCGTCGCCGTCGTTGGCACTGACCCCCGGCTCGTCGGCGGCGTCGTCTACCTGCAGGCGATGGTGCTGATCCACGAGCGGGAGATCCCCGACTCGGACGCGCCAGTAGGACCACGCCCGCTGGCTACGTGAAGAAGGATCGGATCGAGGACGAGTTCGACTTCGAGGAAGCCTTCGACGTCGAAATCGTCCACCCCAAGACGGGGAAACCCGTCTCCGATCCGGCCCTAAAAGTCGCGCTGATCGAGGGCGCGTGGTACTGGGACGGCTGGCACAAGAACGTCAGAATCGACTGGCCGCGGCTCGTCGCGCGCGCCTACGTGCGCCACGTTCCCCAGTACTTCAACCTCACCCCGCGTGAGACGCACCTTTGGTACAAGGTCGCCCGCGACACCCTGATCCCGCTGCCGGAGCTGGACGATCTCTTTCCGGTGCAGCCGGTGACGGTGCTCCGCTGGATCCGCATCGCGAAGGTGCCGATTTACCGGATCGCCATAGGCGGCGGCAAGCTCAACGACTACGTGTTCCACGGCGATATCGTCCGGATGATCGACTCTGGCAGAATAGGCACCAGTGCCACCGACATCGACTGGCTCCACGTCAGACGCCGCGCGGCGGAAAGGGGCAAGGCCCGGAAGATCGCGCGCCGTAAAGCCGCTGCCGCTGCCGTCGGCGAAGGATCGGAAGGCGTTGCGGACGGAGGCGGTCGAGAAGGTCAACGCGATCCTCGACACGAACGCGCCGACGATCATGCAAACGATGGTGGACTTGGTGCTCGACCCCTTGAACCATTCGATGGTCCGGGGGAATATAGGGATGAAGCTGTTGGAGCGGCTCGACCCGAAGAAGGCGCCGCTGATCAACATCGACCAACGCAAGACGAGCTACGAGATCCACTCCCACCTGGGGCTCGACCAACCGCCGGTGAAGGTGATCGACGCATCGGCAGCCCCGCGGCAACTCCCGTCGGCACAGCTTTCAGCGATCCTTCGGCCGAAGCCCTCGGCGCGATCCATCGACGCCTCGACCATCACCAACGCCTCTTATCCGAAATTCACCGCCGCATCACCGACGCCTTCTTCGCCGGCGACGATCGAAAGCCTGAGCCCGGAGAGCGAGGAAGCGGAGCCCTTCGAGAGAGCGGGCGATAGCCCGATCGAACGAAGGGGTCAGCGGGGCATGCCGACCCCCAAAGTTAACTGGTGAAACAGCGGCATCTGGCCGAGGCGGTAGGTTACGAAACCTACATCCCCAACGCGCGGCAGGACGTCTTTCACCGCGTGGCCCGCTGGGGCGCGTTCAACAAGCTCGTCAAGGGCGCGATCGGCGGCGTCGGCGGCGGCAAGAGCGCGGCCTGCATGCAGGAGCTTGCGGAGATCTGCCTGCGCACCCCCGGCGGCACTTCGCTCGCCATGCGCGCGTCAATGCCGAAGGCCGATCTGACGCTGATAGACGAGTTCGGCCAGTTCATCGGGCCCGTCGCAACGTGGGTTGAATCCAAGCAGAGCTTCTACTTCCAGAACGATCACCGCCTCGCGGTCGTCCCGGGCGATAAGTGGGACCGCTTCGGCTCGACGCAGCTCGTCGCGGCCTACATCCAAGAGACCCAAGAGCTGGACTACCGCGTTTTTTCGGTGCTCTCCGAGCGGCTCCGCCACCCCGCCGGCATGCAGGGCGGCGTCCCCTGGTATCGGCTCCTGTTCGACGCGCGGCCGATCGAGAGCAAGCACTGGCTCAAGGAAAAGTTCATCGACCTCGCCTGGAACGTCGAGCACGGGCCCGAGGCGCGCGCGCGAGCGAAAAACCCCTACTACGTCTACGTGCGGTTTGAGAGCTACGACAACAAGGACAACCTGCGCCCCGGCTACATCGAGGAACTGGTAGAGGAGCACCGTCACGAACCCGGCTGGATCAAGATGATGATTTACGGGGAAGTCGGCTACTCGCTCGACGGGCAACCCGTCTACGGCGACAGCTACAACTCGGAGCTGCACGATGCGACCATCGAGGAAGATCCGCGTCTGCCGATTCTGCGAGGTTGGGACTTCGGTTACCGATCCCCTGCCGTTCTATGGGGTCAATGGACACGGGACGGCCGATTGCTCATCCTCCGCGAGCTCACCCCCAAGCGCGTTGCTCGAGATCGGCTCGTTGACCAAGTCCTGGCTCTCCAAGCTGCCGAATTTCCTCACCGGCACCCGTCGGCCTATCGGGACTTTGGAGACATCGCGGGCCAGCAAATTGACGATTCCGGCGTTACCCCGATCGAGTACACCGAGGAGCGGCTCTGCACGAACTTCGAGGGGTTGAAGAAGGACCGGATCGAGAACGGCCTCGACGTCGTCCGCGCGCTGATGCGGAAGCCTGTCCCCTACGAGGGAAAGATGCTGTCGGCGTTTCTCGTGGACGAGCGGTGCGAGACGCTCCGCGAGGCGCTCCGGGGGATGTACTACTACCCCGAGAAGGGCGAGCACCGAGAGCCGGTGAAGGGCAACGGGTACGACGACGTCTGTGACGCCTTGCGCTTCATGGCACAATCGGTTGCAGGAGAAATGGTCAGCAGTGGCACCTACGGGACCGCTACCGCCAGCGGAAGCGCCAGCGCCGCGGACGAAACCTTCGCCGCGTACTCCTACCGCTAGCGACGAAACGTGGTTCTCGCCGCGGTCCACCCCTTTCCCGGTCGGATTCGTTCCCGAGTGCGCCGAGTGTGGCGAGCCTTCCTTCGGCGCGCAGTTCCTCGCCTACGTCTCGAGCCTCGGCCCGGGACGGCACGCATGGGTAGCGCGGTTCGTTTGCGAGAAGTGCAAGGGGGACCGGTATCTGGCGATGCTCTGCGCGAACCTCAATCAGTGGCGGCTCCATTCGCGTACCGCGGCTGGGGTCTACGGCATCCGCAAGCTCTCGGAGTCGGAGCAGAACATTCGCGCGTTGAAGGCTCGTGAGCGTACTCGCTAGCCAGCCGGCGGAACCCTCCGACGTCCAGCTTCGCGGCGCCGACGCGGACGCAGAGCACGGCATCGGCGCGTCGTGGTTTTCCCCCGGCGACGTCTCCCTTCTCACCCCCGAGGTCATCGCCAACAAGTTCGCGACGCTGTTCGACTATTGCGACAACTACCGCCAGCCGTTCATCCCGGACATGCTCGCGGCCTACGCGCAATACAACGGCTCGACCAACTCCACGAAGAAGGAAGGCTGGCAGGCCGACGTCAACATTCCGCTGCCGTCGCAGGCAATCGACGTCGCCTCGGGCCGGATCTTCCAGGCGATCTTCGAGAGCGAGGATTTCTTCGAGGTTGACCCGGACCGCCGCGCCGACGACCTGCTCACCGAGTGGGCGAAGAAGTCCACGAAATGGCAGATCCGCAAATCGAAGGGCATGCCGGAGATCAAGGCGGCGATCAAGGACGCGCTGATTTGCGGCCTCGGCGTCGTCAAAATCCACTTCCAGGCCGATCAGGAGCCCTACACGGACACCCAGTGGGAGCCGGCGCGGCTGAGGCTCGCGAACACGATCATCGCGGAGCAGGGCCGCTGGAAGTTCATCGACGCCGTCCGCACGCGCAAGCGCGTGAAATTCGAGAACCCGATCCCGACGGATCTGTGGCTCGACCCCTCGGGGAAGAACCGATTCCTGATCCAGAAGACCACGCGCTACGTCTCGGACCTCTGGCCGCTGACGAAAGACCTCCGAGGGCAGGACGGCACGGTGATCCGCCGCGCGGTCTACGATCCGAAGTACGTCCGGATGGTGCGTCCGGGCATGCGCGACGACAAGCAAACGATGCAGTCGGCGACGATCCGCCGCGACCTCGCGACGCCCGCGGGGCAAGCCGGCTTCGATCAGACCGTGGACGTTTACGAGTTTTGGGGGGATTTCCCGGACCCCTCGACCGGCGCGGTGCTCTTTCGGAACATCGTTGCGACGTTCGTTGATAAGCGGCTCTGCATCCGCTACCCGCAGCGCAACCCGTTTCTCCACGGTGCGCCGCCCTACATCATCCTGCAGGCGAAGCTCCTGCCCCATCAGGTGTACGGATACGGGTTGCTGTATCAGAACCGCAAGCTGCAGGACGCGCTCAACGAGCAGGCGAACGTCATTCTCGACAAGGCGATGCTGCAGGTGCCGACTCTCGAGTACGACGAGCAGGCGTCGAAAGACCCGTCGATCGCCTCCGGCGGCCGCCCGAAGTTCGCGCCCGGGAAGATGTGGCGGCGCAAGCCCGGGCCCGACAAGAAGATTTTCTACCCCGTCGAAGGCTTTCAGCCGGTCGTGCCGATGGATCTGGCGATCCTCGATCGCCTCGTCAACTGGTATCAGATCAGCTCGACGGTGCCGGAATTCGCAACGGGCAATCAGCTCTCCAACAACCGCAAGACCGCCGAGGAAGCCCGCGTCCGGTCCCAGGCCGCGCAGGAAAACTTCAACGACGCCGCGGTGCATCTGCAGGATCAGGGCATCGGACCACTGTTGAAAATGACCTACCTGACGATGATCCAGTTCGAGGATCAGTACGACGAGATCGAGCTGCAGCGGGCCTTCGGCGACGACCCGGAAGCGCTACAGTTCATCCAGCAGATCAGCGCCATGTCGCCGGCGGAACGCTGGCGACGGTGCTACCTCGATTCCGAATTCAAGGCCGTCGGCATCACCAACGAGATCACCCGCCAGAAGCGGCTGCAGGAGACGGCCGACTTTGTCCGCACCGTCGCGGCGGATCCGCTGTTGTCGATGTTCCTCAACAAGCCGGAGCAGCTCCGCCAGATGCTCGAGCTTTTCCGCCAGCCGAAGCGGATGGTGCTGTCGCAGAGCGAAGCGATGATCCAGGCGCTACAGGCCATGCAAATTATGCAGCTCACCGGCGGCATGGCTCCGGGCCCGACCGCGGCGCCCGGAGGCGTGAAGTTCGGCGGCACCGGCGGGCCCGACGGCAACCCCGGCGGCAGCGCGACGAACCCGCATAACAGCATGGCTTCGCTCGCCGGCGAGGCGGGACGGGCGGCGTGAGCGCGAACTACGACGAGCGCGGGCAAATGACCCCGGAGCGCCGCGCGGAAGTGGCGAAGGCGCTCGGCATGGACTCGATACCGAAGCCCCGCTACGACGATCTGCCGGCGGTGCATGACGTCTCCTCGGTGCAGGAACGCTGGAATTTCATGAAGGCGCTCGCGTGTGTCGATTCGCTCGGCACCGCGGCGTTCCACAAGTACCTGCCGGATCGGCTCGTGATCGACCAACAGATGAACGCGCGGGAGTTTCGCCGCGGATGGAGCTACGCGATCCACCTGGACACCTCGAAGCCGGTCCCCTCCAACCGCAAGATCAAGGCGGCGACGGGCATCGGGACGGGCCGGAACGAATCGAACTGGTACGGCTGGCTCGCCCAGTGGTGCATGCGCGCCTACGAGGAACTCGGCGCGCGGAAAATGGCCCCGCCGCTGCTCTGGCGCACGCGCGGGGAGAAGCTCCACGGCCGCTACGCGATCGTCCCCGTCCTGGGCGTGATCATCAAGCTCGACCGGACCCCGCCCGACGGCCTCCGCATGGAGGATCTCGCGGGTTCCGTCGGCATCCTTCACCCCTCCTCGATGCAGACCGAGAACCGTGTGGTCCCGGTCGTGACGACGGCCGATCAGACCCTTGCCCCGGACGCACTTGCGCCGCGTGCTAGGGTTGATAACAGCGAATAGGGAGACAAGCCATGAAGCAGACTGGACCGCTGGAAGCCCTCTCCGAGTCGAACGCCGCCAAGCGCGGGGGCTCGAACGAAGTGGACGACGGCGACGTCGGCAAGAAAGGCTATACGCGGATGGACTATCCCTCCGCCGGTCCCGCGACTTCCACCGAGCAGATCGCCGGCGTGAAGGATTCCGTCGGCTCGATGGGGAACGACGGCACTTCGCGCAAGAGCTACAAGATCCAGGTGGAGACCGTCAACGCGAAGAACCCGAACACCGGAACGGGCAACGGAAAAGCCTGAGGGTCATGGCCGACAAGCCTCTCGAATGCGGTTACACCGAGGTCACGCTGCCGACTGAGCAGCCGTCGGTGCAGCCGTCCGCGCGGCCGGTCAAGGCGAATCAGGACTACACCGATCCGAAGAAGCTCCAATTCCTCGGCACCCGCCTCAAGCAGATCAAACCCGTCGGCGGCTCCAACGGGAACTACGAGAAGTGAAAGTCACCGTCATTCTGCCGGCTGAGCTGACGCCGGTGAAGAAAGCCCTCGAGGACGCCTTCGATCAGGCGATCGCGGAAGTCGCCACCGGCACGCGCGAGGGTTACGCCTCGGGCCGGCTGTCGATGGTGACGGAGCTAATCTCGACGGTCGAAACCCTGTACGACGTGCGCCGCAAGCAGAACGAGGAAAAGCACGTTGCCTAACGAGCTCGCGGCCGTTCCCGAGGCGGAAGCCAAGCTCCGCGAGGATCTCGCGCTAGAGCGTGGCCGGCGCGAGGGCGTGGAGCGCACCGCGGCAGCGGCGTTCAACCGCCCGCCCGTGGCGCCGCCCGTTCCGATCGAAGATCCCTTCGATCGCTTCGCCAACGACAGTTTGAAAATGACGCCCGAGGAGACGAAGGCCGCGCTCGATCACGGCACCCGCCTCCGCGTGCGCGACGAGGTTGCACGTAGTGAGCGCGTAATCGGTGATCGTGTCGGCCGCGCCCTGCAGGCCCAGGCATACGACGCGGCGATGGACAGCGCCTATCAGGCCAACCCGGACATGGCCGAGTCGCCCGAGAAGGTGGCCGCGGCGGCAGCGGCGGTGGAGTACGAGATCCGCCAGAAGGGCCAGAATGTCAGCCCCGGCGAGTACGTGCGGCGCACCGTTGGCAAGTTCCGCAGCATGTTCAAGCCCTCGGACTCCGCGGCCCCGCCTCCGCCCTACGTCGAAGGCTCGACGCCTCCGGCAGCGGCGGCACCGTTGAAGCCGGCCGCGCCGGCGGCCGAGAAGCCGCCGAACCCGTTCGTGGAGTGGTACGGCCCGGAGGCCGAGAGCGCGAAGGTCTTCGATGAGAACGCGCAGAAGGATCTCGAAAACATCACGAGCGAGTACGCCCTCGACAAGAACGAATACCTCGACGTCAAGGGCGGGCGGTCGTGGATCCCGAAAGTCGTGCGCCCGATGATGAAACGCAAGAGAGACCGAGCCGCGGCAGCCGCGGCGGGAAAGTAGGAGGACTTCGATGCAGGTCTGGGCAGTTCAGGGTCAGGGCGGCTATTCGGCGGTAGCCAGCCTCGACTCGGAGATCCGGCAGCGCGCGACCGCCTCGACGTTCTTCCACCAGATGACCGTGACGGTGTCGAGCTTCGGCAAGCACAAGGCCGATCGCGTCTACATCGACAAGCTCGGTCGTCTCGTGACCCCGATGAACGTCTCGGGTCTCGGCGAGACCGACGACATTCCGGCGACGTCATTCCCGTTCGTTCAGGCGAGCGTGGTGGTGACGGAGTACGGAAACGCCGTCGAGTGGACCGAGAAGTTCGAAACGTTCGCCCAGTGGAGCGCGCCGCAGATGGTCGGCATGGTGCTCCGCCAGGATCAGATCGAGGGGCTCGACAAGGTCGCATTCGCGGCCTACGCCCTCGGGAAGGTGGTCTACACGCCGATCACGGCCTCGACCGGCGTGATCTCGACCACCGGCACCCCGGGAGCGGTCGCCGGCTCCCTCATGACGACGGCGCACGTCCGGGACATTTCGGACTACATGCGCGCAACGCTGAAGTGCCCCGCCATGGCCAACGGGGACTACTTCTGCGTGGCCTGCACGGACCACACGCGCGGGATCAAGGAAACGACGGAGTTCATCGACGTCGCCAAGTACGCGACGCCGGAGAAGCTTTTCGACAACGAGATCGGCAAGTACGCCTCGGTCCGGTTCGTCGAAGAGAACAACGCGATCACCACGCCGGCGGGGACGAACGTCGTCGGCTTCGGACCGGGGTACTACTTCGGCTCCGACAACGTCCTCGAGGCTGTGGCGCTCGCGCCGCATCTTCGGATGAAGATTCCGCAGGGCTACGGGCGCGATCGCGGGCTCGCCCACTTCTATCTCGGGGGCTTCGTGCAGGTGTGGAACTTCACCAACGACGGCGGCGAGGAGCACCAGGTCAGGGCCGACTCGCTCTGAGGCGGGGCCGACAGAAGACGACAGAGAACCGAGAGCCAGGAAGAAGGAGAGCGACATGGGTTTCGTAGACAGGGCAATCCGTGGGATGCAGAAGACGAACCTCGGCTCGTTGACGACGACCGGCGCCAACGAGACGCTCAAGGCGAAGGTTCCCTCGGGGCTCTCCGGCCCGCTTCTGCAGGCGAAGCTCATCAGCGAGCGCTACTCGACGGCGGAGGTGTGGGTTCCCCTCGGGATCTCCTACATCATCACGACCGGGATCACGGTCACGGCGGCCGTCGTCACGCTCCGGAAAAACGGCGTCTCGGCGGCGACGGGCGGCACGGCCACCCTCGCGATTCAGGCGCTCGGAGCGGACGAGGTCTTCGTCCCCTTCACGCCCTGGACGTTCGCGGCGGCGGATGCGGCCGGGGATCAGTGGTCCCTGCTCGTCACGACGACCTCGACGGCCGGCGTCGTCAACCCGATCCACCTCTACTACGGGGTCAAGAGCGTGATCTCGATCACGGAACTCCCGATCTAACGTGGCCGAGCGGAAAGAGACTCCGGCGGATATCCTCGCGGCCGAGGCTCCGCCGGACGAACACTTCGAGATCCCGCCGCACTTCAACCCGGACGAGTCCGCGGACGGCTCTCGGGCTGTCCGTGCGATGCTCGCGGAGCACAAGCGGCTTCTCGACAAGCACTCCAATCTGATGTGGGCGGATCGCTCGAAGGTCAAGGCCCCGAACGGCTACGTGATCCCGACGGACAAGCGCAACAAGCGCTCGGGCTTCGACGGGCGGCTCCCCTACATGGGCCCCTATCTGGACTACTACGTCCAGAACCGCAAGGTTTTTCACGGCAAGCAGAAGGTCGTCCCGCTCTCCGAAGTCCCGGTCGATGCCGTGGACAAGAAGGGCGTGCCGATCAAACTGCGCGAAATGGTGCAGTTCTCTCTCGAGCTGATGGACGAGCAGATCCTCGCGGCGGATCAGCTCCGCTGCAAGGTGTGTGTCGAGTTTCGCGGCGAGGATCAGATCGCGCTCATGGCGCACTTCCGCCGGCGTCACCCGAAGGAACTCGACGCGCTCGTGGCCGGGATCGAGGCGCTGCAGGCCGAAGCCCAGGCGGAGGCGGAATTCGCCCAGGCCGCGGTCGAGACCCCGGACGCGGCGCGAACGAAAAAGCGACAGGTCTTCCGAGCGAGCACGTAAACTCGCAGGCGAGGAGCCATGCGGGACTACATCGAGGTCGTTCGGAAGGTCGAGGGTTACTACCCCCAGTCGGTAGGCTCGGCCGTCGGCAAAGACGAAACGCTCCGCCGCAACCTCTCGGGCTACTACAACCAGTGCTTGCGCGAGATCGGCCAAGCGCAACGCTGGCAGCGCAACTTCAAAGCGACGACGATCACGACGATCGCCGGCACCGCGCTCTACACGCTCAACGGCGGAAACTGGCAGACGATCGAGCAGATGTACTGGCTCGACGTGACCGGCCGGCAGGTGCCGGTAGAGCTCGTGCAGCAGGAGGAGGCGCGGGCGATCTTTGGTGCGGGGCCGCTTCCGCAGCAGGGGCGTCCATGCTACGCGGCGCTGATGCCCGGACGGCAGATCCAGATTTTCCCCGTTCCTGACGCCGCGGGGCCCTCCTCCGGCAACTACGATCTCGTCGTGGAGTTCTATCAGGATCTCCCTCAGATCATCGAAACGACCGGCTCCACTACGGCGACGGTTGGGACCGTCACGGTGCCCTCGGTGCCGTACCTGACGACGCGAGGGGCGGTCGCGGCGAACCCGGGCGGCGACAAGATTTCCGTCCGCGCCGCAGGTTACGACGGTGGCCTGGGGAGCAAGGATGATTTCGTGGAGGCGTGGTCCGCGTTCCCGACGCCGACGACGATCACGGTGCCGACGGTCCCGAGCACGGTCGCCAGCGCGCAGACATTCCTCTACTCTACGAACTGGCTCATCGACGAGTATCCGGTCGTCCCCCTCTTCGCCATGCTCCGCGAGGTCGCCTCCTATCTCAAATCGAAGGAGGATTACTCGCTGTGGGAGGGCCGCTTCCAGCTCGTGCTGCAGGGGATGATCGGAGACGATCTCGACGCGCGCACGCAGCGCGAGGTTCTCGCTTCAGCCGTCACGGGCCAGCGCCAGCCGCAGTTTGCGACTCGCCCCGGGGGCCAGGGCTGGGGCCCGGGTTGGGGCGGTTGGAGTGGGTAACCCGAAAGAGATCGCTTACGGGCATGCCGGCGGTCCCGGCCAGGGCTTCACCCGATTCCAGATCGCCGGCGACCCTTCCCCCTACTTCCCGCTATGGGCGGCAGGTTCGATGTTCACGACGAACCCCGCGCACTTCATGGAGGCGCGCGGCGGTGCCTACCGCTACGGGCGGCTGATCGTCGGCGGGATTCGCAACCTCTACACCGACGGCAACGTGCTCCGGCCGATCATGGCCGGCGCGACGAAGATAGTGAACGGCCCGCGACAGCTCCTTCTCGGCGGTCTCGCGGGGGGTATGTACGACGCGATCCTCGAAGGCCGTAACCAGTTTTGCTACACCGCGCCGAACAACAATCAGATCCTCTCCGCGGGGATCGTCGTCAACGGCGAGATCTGCCACGCGGACACCACCACCGCCGCGAACGGCTACGGGGCGATGAAAGAGGGGTTCACCTTCGCGGCCTCGACGTTGACGGCGACATTCAACGCGACGAACGTACTCGCGACGCTCGCCAACGCCTTCGCGGGCGCGGCGGTGCTCACGGGCCCCTACGCCTACAACCCGAACTTCCCGAATCCGCGCAACGGCGACATCCTCGAGATCGTTGATGGGACGTCGCGTTTCTTCCGCCTCTACGCGATCGCGGGCAACGCGGCTCGGATCTTCCCCGCTTACACGGGCCCAGGCGGCGCGGGGCTGACCTATCGGATCTGGCGCACCGGCTACGGCTCGTGGTCCCGGCTCGTGCAGCTCTACAACGGCAACAACCGCATGGGCTACTACGCCGGCAGCACGACGACGAATCAGGATCTCACCGGCGGCGGCGTCGGAACTCTCATGGCGGTCGATATGGCGACCGGGGCGCACTACGCCTCGCCGCATCTGGTCGATGCGCTCGGCGCGGATACCGGCGTCGAGGCTCGCGCGGTGGACGTCTGTTACTTCAAGGGCTATCTGCTCTACGGGGCGCGCGGCGCGATCTCGTGGACGGTGCCGGGATTCCCGACGAATTTTGCGACCGGCTTCGGCGCAACGGATCTGCCGGCGGCATCGACCTCGGCGATCAACATCGACGGCAACTTCCTTTTCTTCGAGCAGATCGGGGATCAGGTGCTTGCGTTCTTCGAGAGCGCGATCTATCTCGTCCAGGCTACCGGCGTCGTCCCCGAATTCACCGTCTACAAGGTCTCCGATTGTGTGGCGCCGCTGCTCCCCGGTATCCGCGATCCGCAGCGGGACAGCTCGATCGACTCGAACACCGTCGCCTATACGCGACCCTCGGCGCCTGGGCGCGGCACGCTCTACTACGCCTCGGAGGAAGGGATCGAGCAGCTCGCGGGCATGAGCCCGAAGCCGATCTCGCGGCCGGTCGAAACCTACAATTTCCCCGGCAACGACGGCAGCTTCATGCTGCACTACGACCGGGGGCTCAACGCCCTGCTCTGGATCGACGCGAAGCAAAACCGCGGGCTGATGTACCAACCGGACTACGACTATTGGTTCGAGATCAACCTGTCGGACCTCGGTGAAACGCGCGGCCTCGCCTCGGTGCTCGCCACCAATTCGCCGGGATCGCCGGCGGTCGGCGGCTACCCCGCGCGGCGCTATCGGCAAAGCACCCTCGCCTACTGGCGAGTGACGGACCACAACATCTACGCCCTGCAGCCCGGGCAATTGGACCCCGACTCCACGGCGGTATCGGAAATCTCGTGGCAGATCGCCTTCCCGATCGTCTCGTGCGGCGACGTTTACGACACTTTTCAGTTCGGCGGCTTCAAGCCGCTCCTCCGGGCCGCGGCGGCAGCCTCGGATCTCAACTGGGAAGTGTTCGAGGGGTCCAACCCCTACTTGATGATTTCCCGCCAGCAGGGCACCTTCGACTCTGACCTCGGCCTAGGGAACTCGCGCGAGATCCTCGGAGCCAAGAGCGACGCCGACTTCATCGCCCTTCGGCTATTCGGATTCCGCTTTGTCGAGCTTGTGGGCGCCGCGATCTATCCGGTTCAGAACGATTCGAGGCGGTAATGGCCGTCAAGCACGTTCAGGACATAGAGCGGGCGCTCGTCATACCGCCTACCGATAACGAGGCGCTGCAGGAATTCATCCGGACGTTCATCACGAAGCTCTCTCAGCAGGTGCAGCTCTTGGAGTCGAGCTTCGAGGCGCGAGAGATCGCCGTCGGCGGCGGCGCGGGGAACGTGGCGATCCTCTGGACGACGCCGGCAGCCGCGGCAACCTACATCGTGACGGCGCTTCCGAATTGGAGCACAACGGTCTATTGGTCCGCGCGCACCACTCTCGGGATCACGTTGAACTTCGGCACCGTGGCGCCTGGGGCGCAAACGGTTCTCGTTTGCAGGGTCCGCTAGACTCAGATCAGTAGAACCGGAGGCACGTATGGGCTTTTTCGATCGCCCCGAGATTCGACGGACGCCCGAGCCGGAGCCGGCCGGCTACGACCTCCTCCGGGATATGTTGATGCGGCGGATCTTCGAGATGAACGCCAACCCCTACGGCCTCTCGGAGAACTACCGCGGACCCTCGCCGTTCAACCCGCAGGGCCGCGGCGCGTTCAATCCCTATCAGGGCGGCTACGGCGGCGGCGGAATGCCGGGAAGCGGCGGCGCGCCGGGAGGGATGCCCGGAGGCGGCGGCCAGCGGCTCCCGCAGATGGTCGGGCCGCGGAACACCCTCGGCGGCATGTTCCCGGGCGGAATGGGCGGCGGCGGCAAGGGTGCGCCGGGGATGGAGAAGCCGAACACTCCGGGCGGGCGCAGCATGACCCCGAACGAGAGCCCGAGACAGAGCGGCGGCGGCGAGGCTCGGCGCAAGCCGGCCCCGGCACGCGGGCGCGGCTACGACGGCGAGCCCGAGGGTGACGAGTGCGGATACGGCGGAAAGCGCGGCTACGGAGCCGTCGGCGTCAACGGCGGCGCGTGGATCACGCCCGAGGGCGGCGGCGACGGATCCTTCATGCCGTGGAGCGCGGTTCCCGGCGGCGGCCCCGGATTCCCCGGCGGCATGGGCGGCGCGCAGATGGGCCCGGAGCTCGGCCCGATGGGCGGCGGCAACGAGCCCTTCGGACGCCCTGCGATGCCTGGAGGGCGGATGCGACCGATGCGCCCGCGGCGTCCCGGCTACGACGCGATCGGCCCGACGGCCGTCGGCGTCAACGGCGGCGCGTGGTCAACGCCGGCGGGCGGCGGGCAGGGCGGCTTCATCCCCTGGAACGCCGACATGTACCGCGGCGGCGCGACGCCTCCGGACCCGAATCCGAACTGGGCGCAGGGATCGCCTCCGGGGCTCAACGGCCCACCGAACACGCTGCAGGATCATCAGCCCCGCGCCCTCGAGCCTCGCCCGGAAGGCACGGGCGGCGCGCAGGGAACGAATTGGTGGGACAGCTTTCCGCAGTTCCGCGACAACCCGCCGGGAGGCGGCACGCCGCCCGGAGCCGGCAACCCGAACCCGCAGCAGCCGCAGCAGCCGGCAGAGCCGCGCGGCCCGAACAAGCCGCCGGGGGCCTACAACGGCAGCCCGCTTTCTCAGCGCTTCGCCGATCGCGCGCCGGGGCGCGGCGGCGGCGGTGAGGGGCGCTCGGACCGCTTCTCGCAGTTCATGAAGCTCCTCGACAAGTAGGGGCTCGTGGCACGCAAGGGGCCGTGGTCCCAGGGCACGTGGCAAGACCTGTACGGCGGGATGCAGCAAGGCGATCCTCAGGAGAACTGGGGGCGGTGGGGCTACGGCCAGAACACCAATCGCACCTTCGGCAACGTCCGCAACAACATGGACGAGTACTGGGGCGCCGGCGGGCGGTGGAACTATCTGCAGCGCTGGCAGGATCCCTCCACCGGCGATTTCATGGACCCCGACAGCGGCATCCACTTCCCGAGCTGGAACGAGTATCAGCGCTTTCAGACCGACCACCGCTATCGCCAACAGACGTTGGACGAGCATGCGAACATGGGAGGCAACGTGCCGAACGATCAGGAGCAGACGGGCAACCCTCCCGGCGGAGGCGGCGGCTGGCCCGGAGGCGGCGGGGGCGGGGGAGGTTGGGGCGGCGGCGGTAACGGCGGATTTCCCCAGGACGCCTACAACATGGGCGGCGGCGCGTATCCGTGGCTGCAGGGCTATCAGGGGCAGTACACCGCGCCCATGTCGCCTTACGAGCAGGATGCGCTCGGAGGCTTCAGCGACTTCATTCACGGCGAGAACGGCGGCGGGCCCTCGGAGCGCGCGCGCGGCTACTACGGAGACGTCCTGCAGGGCGATTACCTCGGCGGCTCGCCGTACATGGATCAGATCGAGCAGGGGCTCGACACCTCGCGCGCCTATCAGGACGCCGGCGCTCTGAGGCGGATCGGATCCTCCATGGCCGCGGGCGGCAACGCCCTCTCGGGCGCGCGCGCCGGCGCGGAGGCGGACTACCTCGGCCGCAGCAACGCCGACTTCAACACCATGATCGGCACGATGCGCCACCAGAACTACATGAACGAGCGGCAGCTACAGGACGCCGCGGCGCGCGGGGACATGAACGCTGCCGATCAGCTCGCGCGGATGTACGGGCAGTATTCGCAGATGGGCGCGCTCCCGCGCGAGCTGCAGCAGCACGACTACAACTCCCAGTACGCCGACTGGATCCGGCAGACCCAGGAATACAAAGACCAGTTCCGCTATCCGGATCGCCTCGCTCTCGAGGAGCTTCACGCGGGCTACCCGGGCAGCTCCAACCCGAACTACGGCAACTCGACGGCCGATCAGCTCATGCCGATCCTGGCGATGCTCCTCGGCGGCTCGGGCTCCGGCGGCGGCGGCGTGAACTGGGGCAACATCCTCAACAACCTTTTCGGGGGCAACAAGGGTCAGACGCCGCAGCAGGGCGGAGGCGGGGGCGGCGGGGGCGGCAGCTACGATCCGAACTCGCCCTTCTACAACCCCTACGGCAACCGGACGAACGATCCGGGCGGGCAGATGTACGACGAGCCGATCGGGCCGCAGCAGCCCGACGGCTACAACGACCAGACGCCCTACGGCGGCGGAGATCAGTTTTACGGCCCCTACCTGCCCCCCGGCAACCAGAACGAGTACGGCGGGCCTGACGACTATTACGGGCCCTACTCCCCGACGGACTGATGCCGTTCGATCCGAACACCGGGGTTTGGGTCACGGGCGGGGATCGCCCGTGGCAGATGCCGACGTTCTCCGCCGGCGATGCGCTCTCCGCGTTCAACAGCTACGATGCCTACCGGCGCAACAAAGAGGCCGGCGTGCTCGACATGATCCTCAAGATCCGCGAGAGCGGCGAGATCGGCGCGGACGTCGCCGGCTCCCCGCGCGGCGGTGCTGCGCTCGAAACCTTCGGGATCGAGCCGACCGAGATCCGGGACATGTACGAGCAGAGCCCCGAAGCGCGGTTCCGCCAGGGCGTGCAGCTTCGGGCGGAACGCGGCGAGCCGATTGACGAGCAGACCGTGGCGGAGCTCGGGCTGCAGACCGGCTACGTCGATCCGAAGACCTTCCTCTCGCAGGGGACGTCGTCTCTCAACGCGCGCACTCGCCAGGAGAAGCTCAACGTCGATTCGACGCGCACCTTCAACAAGGCCGCAGCGGACGAGTGGAAAGAGGCGCTCGGGGTCTCGGACAACGACGACGAGGCCAACATCCGCTGGAAGGCGCGGATGCAGTTCCTTTACCCCGATCTGGACGAGGCCCGACTCGACGCGGCCCGCGCGAAGCTCTCCGGTTCCTTCGGCGGCGTCGAAGGCGCGAAGCGGGAAAAGGCGCGCGCCGAGGCGGGGCTCGCGGACACGAAAGCCTCGGCGATCCTGCAGAAGCTCCCGGCGCAGATCGACGCCATGAATGCGTCCTCGGCGGCCAACCTCGCGCTCGTGGGACTCCGCAAGGCGTCCGAGGAGCTGACCGCGGCGAAGACCTCCGGGACGTTGCCGGCGACCGAGGCGGAGCTGATGCAGGGGTTGTCCCAGGCCGAGAACACTTCCGCTCAGCTCGAACGGGTATTCCCAATGGCGAGCCAGCGCCAGTCGCTCGAGACGGCCAAGAAGGAAATCAAGGAGCGGATCGCCTCGATCAAAGCGGAGCTGTCCAGCAAGAAGGACAGGACCGGCACGGCCGGCGGCAAGGACTACGGCGCCGCCAACGGCATGCCCGAGGGCAAGACCGGCACGGCCTCTGACGGAACCCGCGTGATCGTCAAGGGCGGTCGCATCGTCGCCCAGTAGCCGTGCCCGAGATCAAGTGGGACGAGGATCCCGCGCCGGCCAAGAAGGCGGGCGGCATCCAGTGGGACGAGGCCCCGCAGCAGTACGGGCCCCCGAAGCCCCCGATGCTCGACGCCTCTCCGGAGGAGATCCAGCGCGTGGGCTCCCTCCTGCAGAACCCCGGCGAGAAGATCGGCGCTCCCGCGGAAGTCCCTGACGTCCTCGAAGGCGCGAAGAAGTACGCCGCCGCCGGCGCGGAGGTACTCGGCGAGGGCATCGGCGCGGTGACGGGATTCCTCGGCAAGGGCATCCGACAGACCGCCGGCGCGCTCGGCAACGTGATCCCGCCGTTGAAGCCGATCACCGAGCCGATCCGGGACATGGAGACGATGGGGATCAGCGACGCCCTCCACCGGCTCGCCGGCGGCACCGACACCGACCCGTCGATGCTCGACCGTGGCGGGCTGATCGGCGGCATTCTGAAAGCCCCCGCTGCCGTCGCGGAGGGGCTCCTGACCCCGGAAAACGCGGCGCTCATGCTCGGCGTCTCCGCGGTGCCCTCGGGCGTCTCGGCGGCGCTCTCGGGCGTGTTCACCGTGGACATGTTCAAGAACTTCATGCACCAGTTCCCCGCCGCCGTGGAGGCGGCGCAGCGGGGCGACTGGAACGCTTTCGGGCAGGCGATCACCGAGGCCGGCGCGACCTTCGGCATGGCCGTCGGCGCGGGCAAGCACGCGAAAGAGGGGCTCGGCGCGGCGCTCGAACGCTTCTCCAAGAGCGGGGCCCCGGTAGCGCAGCCCGGGAAGGTGACGTTTACCGACGTCGCAACCCCGGATCAGCGCGCGGTGGACATGCTCGAACAGAAGGAAATGCGGGAGATCCTCGTCAAGACCCAGGAGGCGAGGAAGAACGCCGCCGTCGCGGAGCTGAAGAAGTTCGGCCCGGAGATCGACTTCGAGGATGTTCCGCTGCCACAGACCCCGACCGATCTACTCCGCTTCGTGCCGAACGAGGTCGAGCTGGCGGAAATCCAGCGTAAGGGCAGCTACCGGGACGGCGCGATCGAGCTATCCGAGGTTCCCCAGTCCATGCTCACGAAGATCAAGGCCGAGGGCGAGATCGACGGCCTTCTAGAGCGCATGGAGGCCGTACAAGCCTCGGGAGGCGTCGGCAGGGTAAGACTCGGCTCGGCGACCGATAACGCCTCCACGGCCGGCGGGCCGGAATGGGCGGGCATCAAGAGCCCGTTGCCGGAACACCTGCAGGGCCGCTACGGTTGGGACGACATTTTCTCGATCATCAGCCGGGGGCGCAACGGCGAGGATCTGAGCCCGAAGCAGGCCCGCTTCTACGAGGACGTCGTGCAGTGGGCGAGCAACGTGCCGAAGGCGCCGGACCCCGCCCGCGTCCAGTACTTCCTCGAACGGTGGGATACCGGGATCCAGCTCGTGCCGGTCCGCGAGCAGATCGCGCAGGAGGCCGTCGGAGCCCAGGAGCGGGCGGCGATGCAGGCGGAGGCCGAGGGCGGCACCGGCGACCTGTCGGCGGCCGATCTCGAGTTCCGGGCCCCGACCGGCGAAAGCGACGTCGTTGTCGGCGGCAAGGACGGCGAGCCGGTCAAGCCGCTGAATCCCCCGGAGCTGGATCTGCAGTCGGCGCTCGACACGCTCCTCACCAGGGCAACCGCCGGCGGCGACCCGCAGAAGATCGCCGACCTACTCCGGGAGGTCTACGACATTCCCGAGTCGGTGATCGTCAACACGATCCCGAGCGCCGCCGTCGCGCGCACCGAGGAGTTCCCGACCCCCGACGGCGGGAAGGCTTACGGGATCACCCTGCCCCCGAACGCTCCGCCGTGGCAGGTGGCGCACGAGGTCATGTTCGAGGTTCGGCGATTCTCCGGCCGGCTCCACGAGGAGCTGCCCCACGACAACAACATCATCGCGGCCCGCGTGCTCGGGGATCTCCGCGCGCGCGGGTTGCTCGAGGAACACCCGTCCGGGCTCCCCAAGCGCGGATTCACCGGCGCCGGCGACAACCCGCTCGGGATGGTCGAGGGCCGCACGTTCGACCTCGACTCGCCATTCCCGGACGCGGCGACGCGCGAAGGCAGCGTCCCGGACCTCAAGAACGTGTTCGACCCCTCGGGCGTGCTCAACAAGGAGAATCAGGCGCTCCACGGCTATCTGATGCGGAAGATGGGGAGCGACGTGCTAGCGAACGTCGAGGCGCTCCGCGTCGAGCCCGACAAGGTTGACGCGGCGGTCAAAGCCGCCATGACCGATTTCCTCCGGCAGCAGGGCTTCGACGGCCATATCTGGCAGGACGAGCTCGGGCGGCACCTGACCGTTCTCGACCGGACGCCGCGCTTCGAGGAGGGCGGGCCCCAGGCGACCGAGACGGGCCGCGCGCGCGCCGGCGCTCCCGAGGAAGCCCGGATCAACTCCGACGCGGAGATCCTCGAAGAATTCGCGGATGGGCCTCCGGTCGAACGACCGAAGCAGCAGGGCCCGATCGACCCGGACCTGATGCGGCCCGAGGAGGGCTCCCCGGGCGCGACGGATCTCTACATGAAGATCCCGCTGATCGACCCGTTCGTGCGGCACGACGTGGTCCCCTTCGCCAAGAGCGTTTACGAGGCGGCGAAGTCACTCGCCGGCGGGCTCGCGCGCGCGCTGCAGCCGCGGCTACTGGTCTCCGACGAGTTCCTCGACCCGATCATGGCCGCGATGGGGACGCGCAACAAAGAGCTGGCGCTCTATCGGATCAACGTCGGGATCCGCGCGGCGCGCAACGCATTCGACCGGCTCCCGGTTGCCGAGCAGATCGCCTTCATTGACCGCTACAAGCAGGGCCGGCCACAGCCGAAGGAAATGCAGCCGTGGGCCGACATGATCGGGACTCTCGAGGATCACTGGTACGGGATGCTCGACAAGGAAATGAAGGAGAGCGGGAAAAGCCTCAACTACATCGCGCACCACCTTGCGCTGATCTACGACGGCCCGCCGGCGGCGGTCCAGGGCGCGCTTCGCAACAGCCTCGCCGACGTCGAAGCCCGCATGGGCTCCCACCGCCCCTTCGAGGGCTCGAAAGACTTCTACAAAAAGATGGTCTACGAGAGCCTCACCGAAGCGATGCAGAACGGGTTAACCCCGGTCTCGACCAATCCGTTCGTGCTGATGGAGCTGAGGCTCGCCGACAACATGAAGTTCCTCTCGGCGCGGCAGATGTTCCGCGACCTGAAAGAGCTGGGCGCGATCAAGTTCATCCCCTTCGGCAAAGAGCAGACCGCGAAACAGCAGATGCCGGGGTGGCGTCCGATCGCGGATCGCGTCAGCCAGGTCTACTTCCCGACCGAGCAGGGCATGGTGCACGCCGGCTCCTACTTTTGGGAACCGAACGTCGCGCGGCTCATCGACAACTACCTCGGCTACGACCTCGTGCGGCAGAGCAAGCTCGGCCGCGGCGCGCTCGCGTTGAAGAACATGACGACGGCGGTAGAGCTGGGCCTGTCGCCGTTCCACTTTTTCTTCATCAACGGCGATGCTATGGCGACCTCGACCTCGATCGGCATCCGCAAGCTCGCGCGGGGCGATTTCAAGGGCGGGCTCAAAGACATTGGCGAAGCGATCCTCCTCTCCGGCACCGGCGCGGCGTTCTTCGGCGCGGGGCCCGCCCAACGCTACCGGCGCGAGGGCAAGGATCTGATCCAGTACCTCGGCAACAAAGACGAGTTTCTCGCCTCCCTCCACGGCAAGGAGTGGGCCGCGAAGCACCCGCAGCTTGCAAAGACGGTGGACGACCTCTTCGCCGGCGGCGCGATCCTCGGCATGTCCGAGGGTTACCGGATCCGGGCCTACGACACGATCAAGCGGCACTGGAATCAGGGCAACGTGATCGGCGTCGCGCTCCGCGCCTTCCCCGCCGGCGCGCAGGCCGCGATGCAGCCGCTTTTCGAGCACTACATCCCGCAGATGAAGCTCGGCTCGTGGCTGGCCGACTTCGGGCAATCACTGATCGAGCACCAGGACCAACTCGGGCGCGGACAGATCTCGAGAAAGACCCTCGCGCGGCGCTCGTGGGATCGAGTCGAGGACCGCTTCGGTGAAATGAACTTCGACAACCTCTTTTGGGATCGGTCGATGAAGACGAGCCTACAGCTCCTCTTTCGGTCGGTCACGTGGCGCCTGGGCGATCTCCGGGCCCTGCTCCGCGCCGGCACGACCGGCGTCGTCGGGCAGGCCCGCGACTTCGACAAGGACGTCCTGCAGCCGATCGTTCGGGCGTATCAGCAGGGCGGGCTCCGCGGCGTCCCCAACGCGAAGATCAAGGCCCCGAAGCTCGACGCGGACATTACGTGGGTTGCCGGCGTGGCGATGTATACCGCGCTGACCTCCGCCGTCGCGCAGACGCTTTTCACGTGGCACCACGACGGGACGCCGACGCTGCCCTGGAACAGCGACACGCCGCTACTCGACGCCGTCATGCCCCGCTCGGGCGGTGTCGATCGCAACGGGCGACCCTCGCGGCTGATGGTCCCCTCCTACGCGCGCGCGTGGGTTGCGACGGGCCTCAAGCCGGTGACGACGATGAAGCACGGCCTCTCGGCTGTCGTCATGCGCCTCTCCGACGTGTGGCAGAACAAAGACTTCTACGGGAACTGGGTCTACGACCCCGAGGCGCCGGCGTGGAAAGCGACCGTGGACAAGGTCGGGCATGTGCTCCTCGTCCCGCCGATCTCGTATCAGAGCTTTCGGGAGGCGCGCGCACGCGGGCTCTCCGGGCCGGAGCTCGCGGCGTCCTGGGGCGGCATGTCGATCGCCTCGCCGACGTACTTTGCGACCGACTTCGAGGACTACCTCTCCCGCACGCTCTCGCGCGAGATCGAGGGCCGGCCAGGACGGAGCCCCGAGGCGGCGAAGCGCGGCGAAGTCGCCGGCCAGATCAGCCGCAAGATCCGCGAGAGCCAGCAGACGGACATTCCGGCGAACATCACCGACGAGGAGATCTCGGCTGTCGGCTCGGAACGCTACAAGCGGGCCGTCCGCGCCGGCGAGCGGGAGGGTCTCGCGGGCCGCGCAAACCGGCTATCGCTCGAACAGCTCTTGAAGGGCTGGAAGTACGCGAGCCCCGAGGAGCAGGGCAAGCTCTGGCCGATCCTCGAGGAAAAGGTTGCGCGGGCCCGCCTCGCCGGCAAGAGCCCCGAGGAGCAGGAGCGCATCATCAAACAGGTCGAGGAAATTTACGCTAAACGGCCGCTGTAGACAGCGGGCCTAGACTGATATGCAGCAAACGGAGGAAGCATGCGAACCCTGAAACGGCTGCTCGGCGGGCTTCTGCTCGCGGGCGCGTTTGTTACCCCGGCTCTCGCCGAGAGCGTCGAAGGGCTCCCCCCGTTGATCCTCGGGGCGAGCGTCAACGCTATGGCGCTGATGCCTCCCCCTCCGACGGCGGCGGATGGGCTCGTGCTGAACGGGGTCACTTCGACAGCGACTTCGATCCTCGTCTCCGGCATCGTCGCCTACGGCATCGACGCGCAGATTTGGAGCGCGGCCGGCAGCACGGCGACCGTCCTGATCGAGTGCCGGAGCTACTACACCGCACCCTGGTATCCCTGTTTCACGATCACCAACCCGGACACCGGAGACACGACTTCGAGCCACTACTACTCCCTGCCGCTCGCCTTCCAATACCGATTGCGCGTCTCGGCCTGGACCGCCGGGACCATCTTCGGAACCCTCATCCTCTACAAGTGAAAAAGCTCCTCGCGCTCGCCGCCCTGATCGCCTCGACGGGTCTCGGCCAGGAGACCCCATACGTGATCCCCAAGACGCAGTTCGTCGTCTTGAAGAATCCGTCTCCGATCGGCGTCGGCGGATCCGGCTACGCCACGATCAAGGACGAAGCCTCCGCCCTGACGCAGCGGGCGATCCTGACGTTCCTCGGCTCCGCGATCACGTGCGTAGACAACGCGGGCAACCTCGCCACGGAATGCACCGTCACCATCCCCAGCATCGCGTCGAACACCTTTTGGGACGCGGCCGGCGATCTCGCGGTAGGCACCGGCGCGGACACCGCGGCGCGGCTCCCGGTCGGTGTCGAAGGGCAGACCCTTTCCGTCGATAGCACCGGGGCCGTCGCATGGCTCGGCGCGGGCGTGAGCCCCACCGCCGGCCCCTGCGCGGCCACGCGCAACACGGCCTGTTTCTTCGAGGACTTCTACTCGCGGACGGTGAACCTCAACGGGGCCGTCAACTCGCCTGTCGGGAATATGACCGTGTTCGCCTCGAGCGGCTCCGGCGCCGCCAACCTCGGCTCATCGGCAACGGCGCTCGGCCTCTACAACACGGGTAATCACCCTGGCGTCCTCGGGCTTTCGACCGGCGTATCCCTGACGGGCTGGGCGGCTCTGAACGGCGGCATGGCGGGGTCCACGACGGCGACCACTCCCACGATCCTCATCAACGGCGGCGAGATCTACGAGTCTCAGACCGCTTGGCCGTTTCTCTCCGGCGTCGGCAACGCCAACGTGCAGGACGTCTTCAAGATTTGGTGGGGGTTCGGGGACTCCGCCGCCGCGACCGGCGCTCCCACAAACGGCCTCTACGTCTATCTCGACACGACGGTTGACACGCACTTCGGCTGTGGCGCGGCGAGCGCCTCGGGCGGCGCGGCCACGGAGACGATCTCCACCCTCGTCGGGAACGCGGCCACGTGGTACACGATCCGGATCGAAGTCAACGCGGCCGCGAACTCCGTTGCCTACCTCGTCAACGGGACGCCGCTGTCCTGCTCGCCGCTGACGGGGGCGGATCTGCCGGTAGCCGCTGGCGAAGTTACCTACGTTCAGGATCGGATCGGCGCGCACGCTGCCGGGACGGGTTGCGACGCCGCGCAGGATTGCATCCTGTTCCACGATTACGTCTTTTTCTTCGACCCGACGATCACTCGGTGAAGAAGCTCGTACTGGGCCTCCTGCTACTGGCGAGCGCCGTGGAGGCTGTCGCTCAGTGCCCCTCGGCGGCGTGCTACGTCTCGCCGACGGGCTCGGGCGATACCTACACCCTCGGCACTCCCGGCAGCCTCGGCGACATCATGGACTGTTCCGACGCGGGCAAGATCCCGCAGCCCGGAGACACAATCTATCTGCTCGGCGGCACCTACACGCCGACCCTCTCCCGATTCTTCGCGCTCCGCGGGCCGTGCACCGGGACGGAGGCCGCGCCGATCACCTTCCGGCGGTATCAGGACGACGAGGTCGAGATCAACTGCGCGGTGGAGCTGCCGAGCGGGACGGGCAAGGGAACCTGTTGGTCGAACGGCGGCGCGGCCAGGACCGGGACGGTCAACACGGTCGATCACCTCGGCGGTTCGACGGTGACGCTCGTGACCGGTTCACAGTGGCCGACGGGCAGCGCATGGGTTGGGCGGCGATTCTGGATCGGCACGACGCAAATGACCGTGACCTCCGTAACCGACAACTCCCACCTGGAGGCGACGCCCGCCGTCGGAACGCAAACGAACGCCGTCTCGACCGGCCTGCAGGCGCGGGAGTGGATCACAACCTACGGGCTGAAGTTCTCGCACTCCGCCGGCACGATCCCGCGCTTCATCGGCCACGGCCACGCGGTGGTCAACACCGGCTCGCCGACGATCACCTGGGTTGACGGCTCCGGGCAGTTCAGCGCCAACCCGACCGGCAACGTCGCCGTGACCAACGGCTCCAACGTCGTCACCTGGAATTCCGGCACGACGTTCCCCTGCAACAAGCAGGTGCCGCTAGTCGATAGCATCGTCGGCCCGCCCTTCACCGTGACCTGGAAAAGCGGGGTCGATGCGTCCAAGTTCAAGACCGGCACCTTCTGGAACAACAAAAAGATCTACCTCAACAACGTCGAGTACACCGTCGCCTCGGTGACGGACGCGACGCACCTGACCCTGACCTCGAGCGCGGGCGCGTTGACCAACGCGACGGCGGCGGTGCCGAACGTCTCGGACTCCAACATCGACAACGGCTGCGACTCGGCGGCGACGTGGGCGGACGACGACATTATCCTCGGCGGCGTTCGCTACGTCGTCAGCTCGGGCGTCCACAGCGTGCAGACGACGACGCGACTGACGACGAGCACGAACTACGCCGCCGGCTCGGCCAACGTCGCCGCGACGCTGCCCGGGGATCTCTCCTCGGAGACGTTCACCTTCAACCCCTTCGGCTCGCCGGCGACGCTCGTGATCTCCTACTGCGCCAGCGCGACGGTATGCACCGCGCGCACGAACTGGCTCGGCGCGAACTCCGGCGCCCCAGGCTTCGAGACCCACTTCGGGGACACGGACTTCGGCACGGACATTTCCGCGCAGAACACCGTCCGCGTGGACAACCGCGGCGGCAAGATGATCAACAGCTACATCTTCGACGCCACGACGGGCCTGTTCATGGGCGGCGGCACCGGCGGCAAGGAACTCAATTACGGTAACCTCGTCCAGTACTCCGGCAACACAGGCAACGGCCGCTCCTACGGTCACGGCGGCTACTACCAGAACATCGAATGCTGGCCCGACGTCCCCAACAACAACTGCTCCGAGAGCGAGGAGAATCGCAGCTTCATCACGCGCAACATGATCTTGCGCGCCTCCTACCTCGGGATGCAGATGTACTCGACCTCGACCGACGTCTCGTATATGACGGGCGAGGGTAACTTCGTCGGCGCGAACGGCCACCAGTCCTACCCGACCTCGACGTGGCCCACGACCGGCTGTTGCGCGGGCGGCGGGAACATGTATTTCGGCACGAGCGGCGGCTTCTCGACGGGTTGCCCCGCCTCCGCCGGCGGCACCGGCTCGAGCAAGACGCTTACCGGCACCGTCTGGAATCGCAATTGGACTTACGGCGTGCAGGGCTCCGCTCCGGGCATGGCTCCCTTCAACCTCGGTGGCAGCAAGGGGACTTGCAATTTCACCTACACGAATAACCGCAACATCAACGACGGCGACCCGTCGATTCTGCAAAACAGGCAGTACGGGACGCAGACGATCACCGGCAATACGTTCATGGCCGCGCCGCTCCCAGGCACCGGCGGCCCGTCTCCGCTCTGGACCGACGCGAACCTGTGCACGGGCGGCGTCAACACCTGCCTGACCTCCGTCCCGAGCTCCGGCCCCGACGTGATCCTCTACTCGCCCAACGAGTACGACCAGGGCAAGGGCTTCGTGACCGTGGACAATCAGGACAGCTCGGCCACCGTCTCGATCAACCTCGTCAACACGGCGGCTCCGGGCGCGACCCCGAACGGCGCCGGCGTCAAGGTGGGGACCAAGTACAAGATTTTCAACGCTCAATGCGCCGACCCGTGGGACTGCAACCCGATCGTCCCGGTGGCGCCGATCACCAATAGCACCTGCGCCGGCGGGCCGGCCTATCCGTGCACCTGTGACGTCTCGCCGTGTGCCGTGACCCTGCCGGCGACGCTCGCGGCCGGCGAGATCCGCCAGCCCGCGTTTACGACCAACGGCAGCACGCCGTGGCCGAAGCCTCCCGATCTCGGGCCCCGCTTGGTGTTGATTTCGGTCGAGCGCGATTTCTCGGCGGGAGTGCCGACGCCGACGCCCTCGAACACGCCGACGAACACGGCGACCAACACGCCGACGGCGACGCGGACGTTCACGCCGAGCCTTACGGCGACGCAGACGTTCACGCCGACGCGCACCCCGACCGGGACGATCCCGCCGACGCCGACGTTCACGTTCACGCCGAGCCCGACCGTGACCCCGTCGCCCTCGAACACGCCGACGCTGACCCCGACGCCGATCGGCGGCGGTGGCCCGCTGTCCTTCGCGTTCGACGCGAGCCAGTGCACGGTGACTGCGCCGATGGTCCTGACGACCGGAGTCGGCGAATTCCCGGGCAGCTACATCGCTACGACGGTTGCCGAGCAGGGGCGCGTCACCTGCGCGTTCACGGTGCCGACCGGCGGCGCCGGCACCTACCGCATGTGGGTCCGGACCTACGCTCCCGACGCTACGAAAGACTCGTTCTACATCAACCTCGACGGCGACGGAGATCCGATCTGCAGCACGGACGGCAACACGACGTGCCCGCACAAGTTCGACATTGGCGACCAGATCCAGCCCTGCTTTCCCGAGCAGGGGCAGTCCTGCAACCCGACCACGCTGTGGGGGCAGCCGGGATCCTGGAACCCGCTCAACGACCGCTCGACCGGTACGTGCGGGGCCTGCACCGGCACCGTCGGGATCGAGCGGCGGCTCAACCTCACGGAAGGGACTCACCAGATCGTCTTCCGTGGCCGCGAGGCCGGCGCGCAGCTTTCCTACGTGATCATCACGAACAACATGGACTTCGAGCCGATCGACCCTGTGCCGACCCCGACGCCGGCTCCCTCGAGCGGCGGAGCATGTGTCCACTACTGCCGCTGCAACTCGAAGTGGGGGCCCGTCTCGGTGCCGTGCAGCTCGCCGACGCTCGGGCGATGCGTCCCTTGCCCGTGGCAGTAGAATGAATCAGATGCCCCTGACGCCTCGCCCGACGACGGTTCCAGACGCCGCGACGCAGCTCCCGATCACGCGGGGCAATACCGGCGGGCTCAACCGTCCAATCAATCCGGACAATCAGCCGCTCGGCGAAGCCGTCAAGCGGCGCGAACATATCCCCGACGCCGGCCCCCGCTCCTGGGTTACGCCGCCGCGGGGCTACTAGGAAGCGAGGACGCGATGCCGCTGCCCCAACAGTTCCTCCGCCAGAACCCGCGCACGATCGACAATATGATCGCGACGGACGGCTCGCCGAAGTGGTTCCAGTTCAACGTCACCTACAAGACGCTGGCCGCGGCGGCGGTGACGGGGGATTTCGACCTCGTCGTCCCGCGCGGAACGATCGTCCACGGCGCGTTCATCCGCTCCCGCCAGGACTTCCTCGGCGGCGGCGTGGCGACCGCGACGCTTTCGATGGGGACGACCGGCGGCCCCACGAACTGGGTTGCCGCGGTCTCGGTGTTCTCCGGCTCGCCCAAGACGCTCCCCGGCACGACCCTCGTTCCCGGCACCTTCATCGCGACGACCGCGCCGGCCAGCATGCGCGTCAGGCTCACGTGCGACATCAACACGAACCTCCTGACGCAGGGCAACGCGGACGTCTTCGTGATGCTCTCGACGGTGCCCCTGATCTCCGGCGGATAGGCGATGCAGTTCCCGACCGTCCCGGATCTGTGGGCCCCGATCGGCTGTCAGTATATCGACGCCGCGACCTCGACCGCGTTGACGATCCCAGCGACGAGCGTGATCGGGAAATCCGTCTACGTCGCGGTGCTCACCGCCCAAGTGGTGGGAACGTGGATCCGCACGGACGGGCAGGCGGTCGTTGCGGCCGTCTCGGGCGGGAGGCTCTTGCCGGCAGGGGATCATGAGGTCGTTTACGGGCGCGAAGCGATCTCAAAGATCCGCGTGTTCCGCGACGGCGCCGGCGGCTCTCTCGCGGTGGAGTACTACGCCTTTCGCCCCCAGTACTGATGTACCCCCGACCGTCCTATATCCTTCACCCGCTCGGGGGCGCGGTCCAGCGCGTTCCGCGTGACGGCCGCGGCGGCGCGCAGCCGACCAACCTCCTCCTGTCCCAGGCGACCGGCTCGACTCAGGCCGACACCGCCCTAGAGTCGAACCTCTACCACTACCAAGCCCCGGCGAGCCTCTACGCGCCCCGCGCGGTGCTCCGCGTCGCGGCGCTCGTCCGCTACTCGTGCACCGGCACGCCGACGCTCCGCTTCCGCCTCCGGACTGGCGAAGTCGGGGGCCTCGATCTCGCAGCCGACGTCACGACGACCTGCCGTAACAACGCCGCCGCCGAGAACATGAACCTGAATTTCGTGACCGTCCTCGATACGTCGGAGTGGGATTCCGCGGCGTGCACGGTGGTCGTCTGGACGGCCGGCACCGCCGTTACCTACGCCGGCCTGCAGGTGCAGACCGCCCTGACGCAGCCGGAATTCACGCATATCAACCTGACCTGCCAGTGGGGCGTCGCGGACCCGTTGAACAGCGTCACGGCGAAGGCGATCTCTCTCGAGGTTCTCTACCCCTCCGGCGGCATCCAGTAGGCCGGTGATCGCCAACTGGGACTCGGCGCTGTCCTTCGTGCTCCGGCGCGAGGGCGGCTTCGTCGACCATCCCCACGACCCCGGCGGGCCGACCAAGTACGGCATCACGTCGCGCGTCTTCGACAAATGGCGGATGCTCCGCGCGGAAGACCGCGAGAGCGTGGAGAGCCTTTCCCTCGAGGAAGCCTCGGCGATCTACAAGGCGTGGTACTGGGACGCGATCGGCGGGCCGGAGCTCCCGGATCGGGTTGACCTCGCGGTGTTCGATGCGGCGGTGAACCTCGGGCCGGTGCCGGCGACGCGGCTCCTGCAGCGGGCAGCCTGGACGGAGAGCGACGGGATCCTCGGCCCCGAAACGATCATGGCCGTCCGCGCGATCCCGGTGGACTGCCTGTTGTGGGCTTTCCTGACGCTGCGGCGCGAGTACTACCTCGGGTTGAAGTCGGAGACGTTTCAAAAGGGCTGGCTCAACCGGCTCGATCACGTGCGGGCCGCGGTGTCGGTGTAAAATCGAAGACGGAAGCCCCAAACTAACAGAGGAGGATCGCATGCCGAAGGTTCCGAGTTGGGTGCTGCTGGCCCTCGGGTTCCTGATCATGACCCCCGTCGGCAAGACGGCGGCGAAGGTGAAACAGGCTCTCGAAGACGGCAAGATCGACACGCCCGAGTTCGGGGACATCCTCGCCCAGGCGGCGAAGGACGCCCGCGAGCTCGTCCCCGGCGACGCTCCCGAGGAGAAGCTCGCCGTCGGCATCACCGATCTTTTGGCGACGTACTTCCACGAGAAGTTCCCGCCGCTCGGCGTCGATCAGGGATAGGCCGATGCTGACCGTGATGCTGATTCTCGCGGTGTCGGCGCTCGTCACGTCGATCCTCGTCGCGATGGGGAAGTGCCCCGTGTGGGTGCCGCTCATGCTGCTCTCCCTGTTCGCGTGCCTACAGGTTCTCCCCAAAGGGTGACGAGACGTTTCGCACTGGTGCTCGCCGTCGTCCTCGCGGCGGCGTGCACCAGTACGCAGGCCACCATAGACGCGGGCTCGTCCGCGTTCGAGACGCACCGTGCCCGCTACGTCCGGGTATGCAAGGGCGGCGATGCTACCGACGCCGCGTGTGTGAGATATGGAACCGCAATCAACCACCTTGACGACGTGCTCCGAGACGCCGAGGCGGGGCTCGACGGGCAAATCCCCGCATCGGCAGTTAAGCAAGTCCGAGAAGCTACGGAAGCTCTCGAGAAAGCGGCGGTGCCCTGATGGCGGTCCCTGTGGTGGCCGTCGCCGCCGGTGTCGAGATCCTTTCGGCCATAGCCAAGATAGCCACGACTGACGAGGGTGTCGCGTGGATCGGGCGCCGGCTGAAAGACAAGCTGCCGGCGCTGCGGGCCCGAATCAAGGCGCATCAGAAAGTAAAGGTCGCGGGGAAGCTCCCAGGTGCCTAACGGCCACGCCCCGATCCCCGTACTCGACCGGATGCTCGACCTCGGGCAGAAGGCCGGCAAGTACGGCATCCTCGGGCTGACGCTGATGATGGGCTCGGAGATCGTCGGCGTGGTGCGCGAGCCGAGCTGGCAGCAATTCCAGAGCGCGCTCTACTCCCTCGGGATCGAGCTGACCCTGATCGGCGTGCTGGCGAACACGAAACGGTTGAAGGACATGACGGCAACCGTCGCAGCGGAAGCCAAGATCGACCGGCACCTGATCTCCTCGTCCCTGCCTGGACGCAACGTGAGCCCAACCTCCGAGGATCCGGCCGTGCAGCGCGAGCTGACCAAGCGCGGATTCAGCGATAACGGGGTCAACGCCCCCGCTTGACAGCAGGTACACGCACGGTATACGTTGCGTGTTCATGGATCTCGACAAGCCGAATCTCGAAGCGATCACGATCCGGCTACCGCCGGGGTACGTCGCGCAATTGAACCGTCTCAAGCGGCGCCGGCGCATCGACCGTAGCAGAGCGATCCGCGAGTTCCTTCGGGTCAACAGGTTTGGTGCATGGCTGACCAGGTTAGAAAACGGGACTGGGTCGTAGCGTTCCCGGTCGCCGAGGCCCAACTCTGCGGGTGCGGAATGGTGTACTGGGCGAAGCCGGGGCCGACTTCGGCCGACTGCCCGCTCTGTCGCGGTAGCAACGGAATCAGCTTGCCGAGATTGCTCGACAGGCTATTGGAGGCAAACAGTGGCGGAAAAGATCGAAATCGGGCCGGCGCGAACGGCGCTCGCCAAGAAGAAGGCCAGCCCGGACCGCGAGATAACGGGCATGCGCCGCGTCATGGCGATCCTGGCTGAGTTCGACCCCGACGGGGCGGAGCGTATCGCGGAGTACGCCGCGGCGCGCACGCGCACGCGGATCGTCCTCGTACCGAGGATTTCGGACATAGAATAGGACCGTCGCCGGCGTTCGGCGGGGTAGGGTTTCTTCACCGTTGCCTTTCCCCCGTTGGACGCCGGCGGCTTCATTTTTAGGAGGCTCGCATGGACGCGGAAGCAACGGCAACGGCCAGGGCGGAATGGCTCGCGATGCGGCGCTCGGGGCTCGGTAGCTCCGACGTCGCCGCGGTGCTCGGGCTCTCCTCGACGCGGACGGCATTCGACGTCTACTGCGAGAAGCGCCAGCTCGTGGACGACACGGAGGCCACCGAACGCATGGAGTGGGGCAAGGAGCTGGAACAGGTAATCGCGCGCAAATGGAGCCGGGACCGGGGAGTGCCGATCACGTGGCTCGACATGACGCTGCCCGGGCCCGAGCCGTGGGCCTACGCGACGCCCGACTTCCAGCTTGCCGGGACCAATCAGAAGGAAGGCGGCGACTGCAAGAACATCGCCTTCCAGACCGACGAGTGGGGCGAGCCGGAGACGGATCAAGTACCCATCAAGTACGGCGTCCAGGCGCAGTGGGAGCTGCTCGTCACGGAATGGAAGGTGCTCTGGCTCCCGGTGCTGTTCGGCGGCAACAAGCTCGTCACCTATCGCGTGGACGCCGACCCGAAGCTGCAACAGGCGATGCTCGACCGTGCCGGCGAATTCTGGACCGATTACGTCCTCGCGGAGGAGCCGCCGCCGATCGACTGGTCCCAGGGCGCGAGTGAGTACCTCCGCTCGAAGTTCCCCACGGTGAAAGAGCCGCCGCGCGAGGCGACGCCCGAGGAAGCAGAGCTCGCGGCGATCTTCGCGCGCGTGCGACTCGCCAAGAAGGCGGTCGAGCAGGAGTATCTCGCCGTCGGCAATCAGCTCCGCGAGAAGATCGGGGACGCCGGCGCGATCGTCGGCCCGGATTTCAAGGTGCAGTGGTACGACGTCAAGGGCTCGACCTATACGGTCAACCGCAAGCCCTCGCGCGTCCTAAAGGGCTCCGGCGCGATGTTCAAGCCGCTGCCGGAAGAAGGGGGCGAATGATGCCAGGGATACAGGGTTGCGAGCACGACGAGTGCGTTCTCGCCAAGCACGGCCCCGAGACGCCGCACGATTTCGGGCAGGGCGCGATCGACTGGGAAGCCGCGGAGCGCGCCGCGATCGCCGGCGAGGATGAACCCACGCCCGAGGAGAAGGCCGCTGCGGCAAGCGTGCCCGATGCGGAGCGGCCGAAGGTGGAGCAGCCGGCGCAGGCCACCGCGCCGCCCCAGGTGCCGAAGGTGATCCCGGCCTCCGAGACGAAGACCCGACTCCAAACGATGCGCGGCGTCCTCGACCGGACGATGCCCCAGTTCCGCGCGATCATCCCAAAGGGGGTCTCCCTCGAGCGGCTGTTCTCGGTCGCCTACGTGGCGATGGAGCGCAACCCGCTTCTGCTCGAATGCACCGCGATCTCGATCCTCCGAGGGATCACGATCGGCGCGCAACTCGGCCTCGACGTCTCCGGCGTGGGCGGGCTCGCCTATCTCGTGCCGTTCAGAAACAAGCGAACGGGACAGCGCGAGGCGGCGTTCGTCGCCGGCTACCGCGGCCTGATCGAACTGACCGTCCGGGCCGGCAAGGTGGCGTGGATCTACCCCGGCCTCGTGCATCAGAACGACGACGAGTTCACCTTCGAGGTCTCTCCGATCCCCCGGATGCACCACAAGCCCAACCCCGACGCGACCAAGCGCGGGGAGATCGTCGGCGCCTACGCCGTCGCGGTGTTCACCGATCCGCGCATCCCGCCGATGCCGTGGCCGATCACGAGAAACGACGTCGAACGCGCGCGCGCCCGCTCTCAGAACGGCAACAGCCCGACCTCGCCCTGGACGACGGACTACGGCGCTATGGCGATGAAGACGGCGATCCGGGCCCTCTCGAAGTACCTGCCGTGGGCCCCGGACCTCGCGGCAGCCCAGGACGCCGAAGACCGCGCGGAATCCCTCGGCGCGTCATTCCCGCTGCCCGGAGAGTTGCCCCCGGCCCCCGACACGGAAGACGAGCCGCCGGCGGATCCCGACGGCCCGACGCCGACCGTCCAGGCGGGCGGAGCCTCGGAGGCGATCTCGAAGGCGCTCGCAAAGCCCAAGCGCGGCAGGCCGAAGAAGGAGGAATGATGGATTGGATCCTCGGACACCTGTTTCAGATCGGGGCGTTCCTGATCGCCGGGATCGGTTTCTCGATGTGGCTTTTCCCCACCTACGGGGTGTGGGCCGCACGCAAGAGCGGCGAGGCGGATCTCGCGGAGGCGCAGAAGGAGCAGATGATTCAGCGGGCCCAGGCTGACGGCCGGCTACACGCCGCCGAGATCAACAAGCAGGCCGCGATCATCGAAGCCTCGGCCGTCGCCGCGCAGATCGCCACAATCGGGGCCGAGCTGACCTCGCACGATCTCTACCTGAAATGGCAGTGGATCAAGATGCTCGAACACCACCGCAACGCCGCGACGACCATCTACGTCCCGACCGAAGCGAACCTGCCGATCCTCGAGGCCGGCCGGCTGAAATGAAAAAGCTTCTCCTCGGGCTCCTGATCGCTACGACCCTCGGAGCCGCCTACGCCGGCCTCGACCGGCTCTCCTACGCGCCGCACCCGCCCGACGCAGGGCTGCAGAACGACGCGATCGTGATCCCCGAGGGCTACATCCTCGCGCGCACCGACCACGTACAGGGAACCGGCACCACCGGCGATTTCTTCGCCAATTACCCCGGCGTCCGCATCCGCGCGAAAGGCAAACACACGACCCTCAACGCGACGATTCAGGTGGAACAGGACGGCAGGTGGATCGACGCCGGCGAGATCATCAACCCCGACCACCGCGGCGCCACCTATTGGGCCGGGGATCGCTTCGACCATCGCACCCGGATCGCCGTCAAGAGCTACGTCGCGGGAGAGCTGATCGTGGACTGGTACAGCGGCGAGGGGCCGGCCAGGGGGATCCGATGAAACGACCGCCTCGGGATCACCGCGACGACAACGACGCCGAGCTGACGGCGCACTACCGCGCGAAGGGCGCGAGCGTGGTGCACCTGCCGATCGGCGGCGGAGCCCCGGACAAGCTGATCGGCTACCTCGGCGTCACGGAGCTTGCTGAATTCAAGCGGCCGGCCGGCCCGAAGGGCGGGACCAACATGCGGAACGTCTCGAAGAAGCAGAAGGATTGGAGCCTCGTCTGGAACGGCAGCCTGCCGTGGATCATTCGGACGACCAAGCACGCCGACGACATGCTCTGCGCTATGGCGGCGAAGGCCGCGCGCCTAGCGAGGAACCCGACCCTTGCGTAAGCCGGCCGAGCCCGACATTCCCGGGCGGGATCAACTCGACCCGCACGAGCAGATCGTCACGCCGGCCAACGCGAAGAAGCGCGCGCCCGCCGTGACCGCGACCTATCTCCGCATCCCCAATTTCGAGATCGCGCGCCACTACTCCAACCGCGCGAGCACGCCCTGGATCAAGCTGCACGATCGCTGGCTGGACGATTACCGCCTCTCGAGACTGCCCGACGCCCAACGGCTGCACGTGCTCCTGTTGTGGATGCTCGCCAACCGCTGCGACAATCTCATTCCGAACGACCCCGGCTATATCGCCTACAAACTCCAGGTGGACGGCGATGTAGACGTTCCGGCCCTCGTCGCCCTCGGATTCCTCGAACCCGTTCCGGCACACGAGGTTCCCGCCTCCCGCCCGATGGACGTCCCCGGCTGGCACCGCCCCCGGCAGAGCAATCACAGCCGGCAGGCGAACTACTCCCGCCGCCTCAAACAGAAAAACAGGGCAGAGAAAGCCGCTAGAAAGGCTCCGGCAGGCGCTCCGACAGGCCCAGGAGGGCAGGAGACGCCGCCGGAAGGGGATTCTGCCCCGGAAGGCGACGACGCGCCCCTACCGAGCCGCCCTCGGCGGAAGGCCGGATCACTGCTCCGGCGCTTCCGCGAGAGCGAACCGATCTAATCCGACTCGGGAAGGAACCGACTCACCGCCAGGACGATCGCCGCCGCGTCCACGCTCCGGACCCGTAGCTTGATATTCGCCTGCTCGCCCTGGATCTCGACGTCCACGCCCCGCCCGTAGAGGTAGGCGTTTTTGAAGCCTTGCGAGCCTTCCTCGAACCGCGCGAACCGCACCGCCGGCCACTGTTCGGGTATCGCCGCCGCCGCCGCCTCAGTCGCGCCGTTGTAGGTTTCGCGCTGCTCGCGCAGCTCGAGACACTTCCGCAAGAGAATCAGTGACCCCGGCAGAAGCCGCCGCGAGAGCTCGGACGCGATAGCCCCCGGCTCCCGGCTCTGATGAATCCCGATCACCCGCTTGGGATCCTCGGCCCGCCAGTAGATTTGCGCGCGCTCGCGGCGCAATTCGTCGGGAACGTCCGCGTGCCACTGGACGACGCCCGCCTTGCTGTCCCCATTCCGCGGGACGCCCCATGTCCAGAAGCCCACCATATGCTTGTGATTGACGATCCGCCTAGTGCGCGCAAAATCGTCCGACCCGCCCGCCTCGACCGTCCAATCCGGCCCCAAAGCAGCCGCGATCTCCTCGAAATCCATTGAATTCACCGTTACCTTTCTGCCGGATTCGCTCCGGCACGCTACGGCACTCATGCTAGCATGGTGCTCCGGCCTTTTGCAGCACAAAGCGCAGGCCGGGGGACCGGCCCCCCTGGACCGGCCCCCCGGCCCCCCTCCC